GCGTTTGTTGCGGATACGAAAGCAACCCTGGTGTGCCTGAATGCAAGCGCTGGATCGCCTGTTGCAGAGGCAGGGCACTCGTTCAAGGTCAGTTCGCAAGATAACATCGTCGCTACTACGGCAGTGCCAAGAAGAAGCGGGAACATACTGGGCGACTTGACGATGAACATATTCTGCCAAAACGTTAGCGTGACAACAGCAAACTACTCTTTGCTGATGTGGGGCACATGATCTCAGCAACAGTCAACGTCAGCGGGTCGTTTCTAGATACATTTGAGGGGACGAATATTACGTCTCTAAAAAAATGTTTTCTAGAATCAGCCGAAACACTTACCGGCGGTAATGTTATCGTCGTCACTGGTACAACCGACGACTCCGGTGGCGTGACGATTGACCCGAGCGATACGGGCTTCCGCAACGCCGCAGGCGAGGAAGTGTCGCTGACAGATGTTGACCGCATTCTGGTCACCGGCAATCCCGGCGTGTCGGCTCGCTTTGGCACTGGTGCCGTCATCCTGAAGGCAGTCGGTGGTCGCGTTGCTTGCACGTGCTGCATCGGGGCAGGCGACAAGAACGTGAAGATCACCTCGCTCTCAGGCACTTCGACGTACACGCTTCTCATGTGGCAGGCTGACTGATGCCTTTTCGTATCGGCTCATTCAAGCCGCCTCGCCTTCGCGGCATTAAGAAGCCAGAGGAGCGGCCCAACGCTCATCAGCGAGGGTATTGCAGCAACGCTCACAAGCAGTGGCGGATGGCGGTGCTGATCCGCGACGCTTACCAGTGCCAGGATTGCGGAAAGATATGTGCCGGCAAACGCGACGCACACGCAGACCACATCTTGCCAATCGCCGAAGGTGGGGCAAGATATGATCTTGAGAACGGGCAGTGTCTTTGTGCTGCCTGCCACGCCTGCAAAACGCTGAGAGAGAACCGCGATGCAGATTCGCAATCGGATCAAGGAACTGAGGCACGTTCCGGCATCTGACCTGAAGCCGAACCCGAAGAACTGGCGGACGCATCCCAAGGCTCAACAGGATGCCCTACGCGGCATCCTCGCCGAAGTCGGCATGGCCGACGCCTGCCTTGCCCGTGAACTCGATGACGGCACTCTGATGCTCATCGACGGGCATCTCCGAGCCGAGACGATTGGCAGCGAGGTTGTGCCAGTTCTCGTCCTCGATGTTGACGAAGCCGAGGCTGACAAGATTCTTGCGACGCTCGATCCGCTGGCGGCGATGGCCGACTCCGATGCCGTCAAACTTGATGAGTTGCTCCGCAGCGTGGACACCGGCAGCGAGGCATTGCAGCAGATGATCGCCGCGACAGCGGAGGAAGGTGGACTGTACGAAGAACTCAACTCCTCCTCGCAGACTGTGGAAGCAACTGAAGCAACTGAAGCCGATACTGACCGAGATTACGCCGCGAGTTCTATTCGGCAGATTGTTTTGGTCTTTGAACAAGAGGATTATGAGAGCGTTGTGCATGCGTTCGGTGAGTATGCAGATAAGTTTGCGCTCTCAAATAACACCGAAGTTGTCCTCCATATGCTAGAGGCGAATGGGCATGCAGTTTCTCGACGCGACCCTGAATGAGATAGACGTTCGCGGGATGCAAAAGCGTTCTGCGAAGGAAAGCGACTGCTCAAAACTTATCGCAGAAGACTGCACAGTGATGGTCAATGGCGAGCCGAAGATCATCTATATCGCTCGCGTAAAACATGCTGCCATCGAGCGTGCAAGGAATGCCGTGCAGCGAGTGAAATACTCCACAAGTACTCGCACAAGCGGCCTTGTGACGACGAGCCGCATCTTCGGATATGCCCCACGAAACACCTTGAGGGGGCATCCGTGCAGAGCAGTTTCCTTAGCAGTTGACCAACCGGCAGAGCATGATGCAATCTGCGCAGCCGCTCAAGCCATCGACCAGTTTTACAGGCAGCACTTCCCTGCGATACATGGGCATCATCGCGAGGTGGCAACGAAAGTTCGTGAGCAATGGATGATACCCGGCAGTGTATTTACTAGCGGCATTGTGAACTACAACAACCCGCTGCAATATCATTTTGACGCGGGGAATTTTTCGCAAGTCTGCTCTGCAATGCTTGGGTTTCGACGCAAAACAACTGGCGGTCATTTGGCATGTCCTGAACTAGACATTGCGTTTGAGATTGGTGACCGATCATTGATCCTGTTCGACGGACAGAAACTCCTTCACGGGGTCACCCCCATCCATCGTAGTGGCACGGATTCTTTTCGTTATACTGTCGTTTACTACTCTCTCAAGCAAATGTGGAACTGCGATACAGTGCGGGGCGAAGTCGATGCCCTTCGTGAACGGAGAAGCGCAACTGAGCGTCGCAAGGCAATGAGGAGACACGAAGCATGAGTATCGCCAATGCCCTTTCAGTAGAAAATCACGGTGACCTGAAGTTTGCGGTTCGCGGCGAATACGATTCTTCAGTATGCAAGGAAGTGGCTGTAAGGAGGTGCTACGAGCGGCCTCGATTGGGATTCACTGTGAGACGCGGGGAGACTTGGCTCGACTGCGGTGCAAATATCGGAGTGTTTGCAGTCTGGGCTGAACGCAATAGGAATGCGCATGTCATCGGCTATGAGGCTTGCGAAGAAAACACGAAACTTGCTTCGCAGAACCTTGCACTCAATCGCTGTCTCTCAACCGTTCAGACAGCGTTCGTTGCCGCAAAAAGCGGCGGCAGAACGTCCGTGAACTACAATCAGCGGACACCAGCGAGGTCTTCGCCAACTGCGAAGGGTTCGCAGCGTTTTGTGCCTAACATTTGCCTCGCGGACGAAATCATGAGGCACACTCCGCAAGGTCTCAAGATCGACATAGAGGGCGGTGAGTTTGATCTGCTAGACGCAGGCATCCCCCTTCAAGGAATCAGAGCGTTGGCCATCGAGTACCACTTTCGTTTCGATAAAGATTGCGAGAAAGCGCGTCGAAGGATCGCACCGCTGGTGTCGCACTTCCTGCACAACTCTATTCCAAAGACTGTTTTCACGCATAACGTTTGGCCTGCGTGGCAGGATGCAATCATGTTTTTCTGGTCATGAAGAATCATTGCAAGAGATACTACGCATGGGTAAACGCGGACCATCTGGTGAGCCGACGCACCTGAAGTTGCTCAAAGGCAACCCTGGCAAGCGAGTGTTGAACGACAACGAGCCGCAGCCTGAGATGCTCGATGACTTCATTGCGCCACCTCATGTGTTTGAGGATGACTTGGCCGCGCGTAAGTGGGACGAAGCGGTGCGAGTCTTGCACGATATGGGCGTGATGACCGAGGCTGATGTTGAGACGCTTGCCCGATACTGCCTCCTATGGTCACATTGGATGGCAATGCGTGAGCAATGCAAGCAACTCGGCAGGCAGATCATTCACTATGAGGCTGATCCAAACCGTACAGACGGCAGGCTTCGTATCCGCTGGGCGCAGCCGGCACCGTGGGCGGTCGATGAGAAGGCTGCTCGCAAAGACCTGCTACAACTAGAACGCGAGTTCGGCTTGACTCCATCGAGCCGGTCGCAGGTCACAATCCATAGCAACAAAGCCGATGACCCGCTTGAAGCGTTTATCTCGAAACGAAGCGATAGAGCAGGGGCTTGAGTATTACTACGACGACACTCGCGGCGACCACATCGTAGAGTTCTTCGAGCAGCACCTGAGACACTCCAAGGGTCGCTTCGCTGGCAAGCCGTTCACGCTGCTTGATTGGCAGCGGGATATGTTGCAAGAACTCTTCGGATGGGCGAGGGTAGAAGACAATACCCGCCGCTATCGCATGGCCTATATCAGCACGGCCAAGAAGTCAGGCAAGTCCACGATCCTCGCTGGCATCGGGCTCTACCTTCTCCTCGCAGACGGTGAGCAGGGGGCAGAAATCTATGGTGCTGCAAGTGACCGAGAACAAGCGTCCCTGGTTTTCAAAGAAGCGGCGAACATGGTGCGAGCCTCGCCGTTCTTGTCGAAGCCGCTGCAAGTCGTAGACTCCCGCCGCACGATTGCATTCTTGGCGAAGTCTTCTTTCTATCGCGTCCTACCAGCCGACGCTTTTCGTGCGGAAGGGCTCAATATCCACGGGCTGCTTTTCGATGAGTTGCACGCGCAGCGTACACGCGACCTCTTCGATTCGCTCCGCTACGGTGGTGCAGCACGATCGCAGCCGCTTCTCTGCTCAATCACGACGGCAGGCTTTGACCGCAACTCGATTTGCTACGAGCAGTATCAATACGCAAAGAGAGTGTTGGAGGATTGGACATATGACCCGACGTTCTACCCGCTGATCTATGAGGCAGAAGACAAAGACGACTGGACTGCCGAAGAGACATGGCCGAAGGCGAACCCGTCATGGTCGGTGACGATCAACCCGACGGACTTCGCTGCTGATTGCAGAGAAGCGCAGCAGAGCAGCACGAAGGAGTTCTCCTTCAAACGCTATCGCCTGAATATGTGGACACAGGCCGACACGAGGTGGCTGCGATCTGAGGCGTGGGAGGCCTGCAATCAT